AAAAATGAAAGCACAGAAAAGAAACATTCTTTCACAGATCTTCGGAGCATTCCGAAAAGACCAGGCAAAAACCTATACGCAGTTTAACGAGCTCGGAACTTTCAAAAGCTATTTTGGAGCATTCGGAAACAACATTTACGCAAGTGATGATGTAAGAACGTGTGTCAGAACCCTTTCGGAGCACACTTCCAAGGCTAATCCGAGATGCAACAATAAGAAAATCGAAAGACTCTTGTCTATCCGTCCCAATCAGTACATGAACGGAAAAGACATGTTGGCCAAGCTCAGAAACTTCCTTGAAATCAAAAACACTTCTTTTCTTTTTATTCAGAGAAAAGGAAACGAGGTAATAGGCTTTTACCCGGTACCGTATGCGGAGTTTGAACCGCTTGAATACATGGGAGACATCTACATTCAGTTCTATTTTAACGGAACTGAAACGCAGAGCTACGTTTTACCCTGGGAAGACCTCGCAGTCTTAAGAAAAGACTATGTATTTTCGGATTTTGCAGGCGAAGGCAACGAACCCTTGCTTCCAACACTGGATGTTATAAAGACCTTAGACACCGGCACAGCAAATGCCATTAAGTCGACAGCCAACTTAAGAGGAATATTAAAATCCACAAAGGGCATGCTTGATCCTAACAAAGTCAAGGAATCAAAAGACCGTTTCGTTCAGGACTACATGAACATCAACAACGAAGGCGGAATCGCAGCCCTTGACGGAACAATGGAATTTCAGGAAATCAACCTGAAACCTACAATAGCCAATGCCGATGATAAAAAGGCTTACACCGAGAAGGTTTACAAATACTTTGGTGTAAGTGAAAACATCATCATGTCAAAATACACGGAATCTGAATACGATGCGTTCTACGAGTCAAGAATAGAACCGTTCCTGGTTGCCTTGTCCTTAGAACTTACCGGCAAGATTTTTACCGACAGAGAAATCTCACACGGTAATTTGGTTTACTACGAATCAAACCGTCTGCAGTTTGCATCTGCCAAAACAAAAATCTCAATGGTGGCACTCGTAGACAGAGGCCTCATGACTCCGAACGAATACAGAGCCTTATTCAATTTGGCACCGTATGAAGGCGGAGACGAATTTGTATTAAGACTCGACACGGCAAAAACAGGGGATTCAACAGATCCTCAGGAAGGAGAGAAACCAAATGAAGAGGGAGAATAGAGAGTACAGAACTTTTACGGGCTCTTTTGAAGTAAGAGCAGCCGATGATAAAGAATCGTTTATCGTTGAAGGCTACGCAACAACCTATGAACCTTATGTTCTTTGGGAAGACGACGGCATTGAGTATAAAGAACAGGTATTACCCGAAGCTTTTGACTCTAATACCGACATGTCGGATGTAATTTTCGTCAGAGATCATGAAGGAACGGTATTTGCAAGAACGAAAAACGATTCACTCATTCTTACACCTGATGAAAAGGGCTTGAAGATCAGAGCCGACTTATCAAAGACGGCATCCGCAAGAGAAATGTTCGAAGAGATAAAGGCAGGAATGTACACTCAGATGTCATTCGCATTCATCGTTGATGACGACGAGTATGATTCCAGAAGCCACACGAGAATTATCAGGCATCTTAAAAAGTTGTTTGATGTTTCAGCGGTATCTTTCCCGGCAAATCCGGGCACAGATATATCACCTGCTACACGTTCCCGTTTTGATGGATTTATCGAAGCGGAAAAGGCGGAGAGACTCGAACGTGAAAAGAGGTTGAATTTGTTAAAAGCAAAGTATGAGTACATGAAGGGAGAAATCAAATGAACTTAGAGCAGATTGAAGCAAGAATGGCTGAACTTGATGCACTCGTTGCTGATACACAGGACGAGGAAGCAGTAAAGAAAGCCATCGAAGAAAGAAAACAGCTTGAAGCTGAAAAGGCAAAACTTCTCGCCGAAGAAGAAGAAAAGAAAAACCAGGCAGCAGAAGCAGAAAAGAGAGCAGCAAACGCAGCACTTCTTTCCGGCAATCCTGCACTTGGAAACGTAATCGGAAACAGAAAAGGAGCAACAACAATGAAAGATATCAACGAGTACAGAAACTCTAAAGAGTACATCGATGCTTTCGCTGAGTATATTAAGACCGGCGAAGACAAGCAGGTAAGGGCACTTCTTACTACAAACGTAGGCGAAGCAGGAACAATCGCAGTTCCCAGTCTCGTATACGAAGAAATCAAGACCGCATGGGACAGAAACGAAATCTTCGAGTTCGTTGAGAAACTCGATGTCGTAGGCAACCTTCTTGTAAACTTCGAAATCAGCGCTTCGGATGCTGTATTCCATGACGAAGGCTCAGGAGCAGTTGCAGAGGAAACCCTTACAGAGGGTATTGCAACACTCGTTCCCAAGTCAATCATCAAGTGGGTAAGCTTCTCTAAGGAAGTTTTAAACATGAGAGGCGAAGGCTTCCTTCGTTACATCTACAGAGAACTTTCTCATAAGATCCTTAAGGCAGCAGCTGACGACCTTATCGGAAAAATTGTAGCTCTTCCTTCAAGCGCAAACGCAACTACACCTTGCGCAGCAAAAATCAAGAAAGCTGCAGCAGTGGGCACAGTTGTTGAAGCTATCGGAAACCTTTCCGACGAAGCAGCTAATCCTATCATCGTTATGAACAAACTCTCTTATGCTGAGCTTAAGAAAGCGGCATACGCAGCAGGCTACGGTATTGATCCTTTCGAAGGACTTCCCGTAAGATACAACAATTCCCTTCCTGCATACGCAACAGCATCAGAAGACGATGTTTGGATGATTGTAGGCGACTTCGGTTACGGTGCAATCGCAAACTTCCCTAATGGACAGGTTGCAAATATCACTGTAGACGAGCTCACAAAGAAAAAACAGGGCATGATCGACGTTATCGGCGATCAGTACATGGCAGCAGCACCTGTGGCATGTAAAGCATTCTGCCTCGTTTCGAAGCCTGCATCAATGTAAGGAGAATTGCCCATGAAAGAAACGAGAGTCAAAAAGGATTTCGTCGATAAAATAACAGGCGAATCATATCCCGAAGGAAAAATCGTTAAATTCGAGGACGAGAGGGCAAAAGCCCTCTCGGACCTGGACTTTGTTGAAATAATCGGAGCGAAAAAGGCAGAACCCGTTAAGGAAGAAGCCAAGGCAGAGCCTGCAAAGGTAAAAGCAAAGACGACAAAGACAACAAAGACGACGAAGACAACGAAGAAATAAGTCAGGGGTAATCCTTGACGAAAGGAGAACCAATGGCTAACACAACAATTTTAGAAAAAGTCAAACTGGCACTTCGCATTTCACATGATGAACTAAATGATGAAATTGAGGATGTAATCAATTCTGCCCGTCAGGAAATGAAAAGGGCAGGCATGGATCCTCAAAAGGCAGATAGCGACACAGAACTTGTGGAGACAGCCATTAAGACTTATGCTCTCGCATATTATACACCCGTAAAAGAAGCCGAAAAGTACACTGAAAGTTTTAGGTACCAGTTAGACCAGTTAAGAAAATCTTATCCGGCAGGTGTTGAAAATGTTTGATAAAGTAATAAAGCTTGTAGCTGAAACTCAAACAACAAACAAATACGGTGATACAATTACCACTCAAACTGTAAGAAAAGTGTTTGCCGAAGAAAAGAGCATTTCACAGAGCGAGTTCTATCAGGCACAGACCGCAGGGTTAAAGCCTGAGATCAAGTTCGTGATTGCTGACTTCTTGGACTATCAGGGAGAAGCTATCTTAAGATACACTCCTTATGGCGGAGTAGAAGAAGACTACGGCATCATCAGAACTTACAGAGACGGTATACGGTTAGAAATTGTGTGTAGGCGAGGAATTGACAAATGAGTGCTCCGAAATCTGTTACCAAATTGAATAAAAACGGAGTGACTTACACTTCAAATGTGGCAGCAGCTGAGTATTACATCCACGAGCTGACAAGAGCAGCCCTGAGGGATGTCGGAAAATTCGTTAAGAAGACATTCCGGGAAAAATATTACAGCATCTTCCAAAGACATACAGGAGATGGCGGAAAAGCGACCAACTACGTTGTATTGTCAAGCAAGTCCACGACTAACCCAAGAGTCGAAATAGGCCTTAAAAAAGGCAAGGTCGACGGGTTTTATTCGTACTTTCAGGAATTTGGCACGTCCAAAACCCCAAAGCTTGGCTTGCTTACAGCATCAGTAGAGGAAAATATTCCGACAATCATCGAAATCGAGTCAAAATATTTAAGCGGTTTGGAATCAGAAGCGGAAGCATTATCTTTAATCGACGAAAAGGAGTACAGCGACAATGAGGACGAATGATTTAAAAGAACTCATTCAGGCGCAACTTAAGACTGTAACACCAAATGTCTTTTACGAAGTAGGACAGACAAAAAAGATGTACCCTCACATCATTTTTGAGTTTTCTTCTATAGACTTGGGAGATTTTAACAGGCAGGATTATATCCTTGACGTTGATGTTTGGGATAAAAGCGAAGATACAACGGCGGTTGAAGATTTATGCGACAGCATAGAAGAACTATTCAACAACGCAAATCTTCCGCAGGAAACAATCCTTCCGACGTTCTTTAGAATCGACAGGAAGAGAATCCCGGACGAGGATATTCAAATAAGACACCGTTTGATACGATTTCAAATTCAAAATTATAACAGAGAAGGAGAAACAAAATGAAATATTTCGGAACTGGTGTAATCACAGACAGCGATTACAAAGAAGCCAAATTTATTGGTAAAACAAAAGCCGGCGCTCCTATTATTATCACACTTCACAATGCTCTGAACACAGGAAACATTGACTGGACCTTCGCAGAGAAAAACGATACAGTCCCCAATGTTGTTTTCGAAGCTTGTTACGATAATACGGACAGTGCATCAGATTCCACGATCGAGCCCTGGGAAATCAATTGCGATGATGAAACAGTAGCAGGCGCAGACGAGATTCTTCTTGGCGCAGGCACATACTTACTCGATGATGTCGAAGTAGGTCTCACAAGAGGTGGCGGTAAGTTTACCGTAGAAAGAGAAATAAGAGAAATCAATGCCGACGGAGACAGAGGCGCAGTAAAAGGCAGAGTTGTAATGGAAGGCTCAAGAGCAAAGCTTGAGTTCAATGCCCTGACGATGCTTACAAAACTGTCTACCATCTATCCTGCCATCGGTACATCAGTTTAATCACAAAGGGAGAGCTTGACTCTCCCTTATT